ATCGAAGACGGACTTCGCCGCGAGGTAGAAGAAGAGACAGGCTTGAAAATAAAAGCCCCAAAACTTCTTTCATCAGACGGCAGGATGCATTATTATAGTGCCACAGTAGACAGTTCGGATGTCAAGCTGAGTGATGAACACACAGAACACAAATTTGTTTCATTAGAAGACTTGGAAGAAATGGAAATTCCATCTAAGTATATGAAACCACTGAAACAAGTGCTGGAGGAAGAATGAAACTACCATTAATGTTTGAAAACAGCAAGGTTCCTGTGTGGTTGTCCCATGTCGCGCCGATCAACATCGGAGCACTCAGCTTTTTTATTTTCGTTTGGTCTAGAGGCGAAATGTCAGAAAGAACGAAAAGACACGAAACAATTCACTACAAACAACAAGTTGAGCTACTATTTATTATACAATGGATCTTGTATGGCTATTTCCACCTCAAAGGTCTTATTAAGGGCCTAAGCGGAACGGACGCATATTATCAAAATCCATTTGAGTTAGAAGCTTATGCTAATGACGAAAAAGAGAACTATTTACTTGAAAGAAAACCCTATGCGTGGGTAGACTACTGGAGAAAACTATGAAACACAAACTTATTATGGAAAATTGGCGTCGATTTATGACCGAATCTGAGGACGATGATGTTCGTGATACTTACGACGATGAGGTTGTAAAGCGCAATGAAAAACAGAGCAAGAAAGCTCGCAAACAAATGGGCTTGTCTGAAGAATCAGACAAAGATCCAGAAAAGCCTCATGATGATGGCGACGAGCATGATGAAAGATGCGACTACATCGACTGCGATGGCGACAATGAGTCTGTAGACGAAGCCAAGAACAAAGACGGCAAAGAAAAGGGCGTTGACGGCAAAGCTTGCTGGAAAGGCAAGAAGTATGCTGGTTCTGTTGACACTGACGGCGATGGCAAGGCAGACAAAGATAAGTGCGTTCCCATGGAAGAGAAAAAAAAAACTGACAAGGACCGAATGAAGGCGAACGCACCCCGTTACATAAAGCAGGGTGAACCCGGCTACGGAAAGAAGCAAAAAGTCGTAAAGGCATGTAAGGAAGGTGACGATTGTAAAATTGTCAGATTCGGGGATGCTAATATGGAAAATAAGAGCGACAACGCCGACAACAAATCTAATTTCAGAAGCCGACACAACTGTGCAGATAAAAAAGATAAGCACACTGCCGGATATTGGGCCTGCAAGGATTGGTAAATGAAGCCTGTATTCGAGAAAGCTTGGAAAAAGTTTGTCGAAGATGCAACACCAGAAATGGAAGAGTATCTGAAGAAGCACCCGTACATGGAAATGGACGGACTTCAGGAAGATGCTGGCACTGCTGCTGTACCCTCACATTTAAAGAATAGAAAAGCTCAATGGACTAAAGATACACAACAGATACTTGATGAGCATATGCCCAACTGGGTTGCTCTCAAAATGCTCGGTCAGGGCGCTAGCGGAATGGTGTTTCTGATTGAGGACCAGACCAGCGGCGAAAGACGAGCACTAAAACTGGTAGATCGCGATAAAAGCGAATATTACGATTCTGAAAAGAGCAGCTACGAGTGGGTCATGCAAAATCGCAATAGTTTACCCGAGGGTGTAAAAGAATACTTGCCCGTAGTACAATCGGTGCGAGAGGTGACAGTGTTTAGGTACACCACTATGCTGATGATTACGATGGAAGTCCTAAAGCCTCTGCCTAAACAAGTTGTGGATGATCTGTTGGCTGGCCAAAATGTCAGCCTCACTGCAAGCAAAGAAGAAAGAATTTTAGCTGACTACGACTCAGTAGAGCTTATTGTTTTGAAAACAGTGTCCGGCTCTCTTATATTACAGCAAATTATGTCTGAAGAACTCGGCTTGGATAAAGCCCGAGGCATCGAAGGTATCAATATGATAGAGGACATTCAAAAAGCCGCTGTAGAAATGTTTTATACAGGCAAGACGCCTCAAAACGTTGTCGCCGCTGTGCGTGCCAATTCGGACAGTTTTGAATCCGGTCGTGGCCCCGGTGATAAATCATTAGAACTTATCGCAGCAATAGTGTTGCAGATATTAAAAAGACTGGAAGTAGAGCAAACTAGCATGCTTCCTTCTTTGATTGGCGATTTGAGTAGGTACATGAGGTCAGCAATCGGAGGTTACGTTGTTCCGATCCACGCAGATGAGGATCTTCACTGGATGGGCCAAGCAAGCGACACACTGGCAAAGAATTTACCAGAACGTTCAGGGATCATTGATGCGATCAACTATTTGCAGAATGATCGCGATGTTGTGGCCAGAGACATACACCACAAAAACGTTATGATGCGCCCCAGTGATGGCCAGATGGTGATCATGGATCTCGGCCTATTCCGAATTGGAAATAGTGCTTGACTTTCTGAAGACAACAGTTTATAATACTTAAGAGGCTCAAATGAAAGTTATAGGCGTAGGGTCTGCAGGCTGTCGCATTGCTGACAGCTTTGCGGAGTACCCACAGTATAAAATTTATAAAATAGATAACGACTTGCCAAAGGCGACTCGATGCTATAATGTTCCCAAATATAATAGTGTCGAGGAATACGAAGAAAAATGCCCATCCTTTAAAAGTTTTTTTAGAGGAATCAGGAAGGATGACGATATCTTGTTTGTGGTTTCCGGCGGCTCGATGATTTCATCGATTTGTCTGCGCATACTAGAATGCATCCAGAGGGCGAAGATCAGAATTCTGTATATCGCGCCTGATCGCAGCCTCTTGGCTAATAAGACTCAAATGCACGAAAGAGTCGTCTTCCATGTTCTGCAGGAGTATGCCAGATCCGGCGTTTTTGAGAGAATGTACATCATTCAAAACAATGTTATTGAAAAAATCCTTGACAATGTTCCTGTTGTCGGCTACTATGACATCTTAAACAATTTGATTGTCTCGACGATACACATGATCAACGTCTACACTAACAACGACCCGATTTACAGAAATTCATCAGAGACTTTGCCAACGGCAAGGATCGCAACTATTGGGATCGTATCGCCAAAAGAAAATGAAGAAAAGTTGTTTTTTCCGCTTGACAATGTGAATGAGAAGTGCTATATTTATGCTATCAACGAAGAAAAGCTGGCCAGCGATGGCAAGCTATTCAGTAAGTTGAAGGGGAAGATCGTTAATGATCGCGAAGGTTATCTAATATCGAATGTACAGATTCATTCGACTGATTATGGCGAGGATTATGGCTATATAATCGCCAGTTCATCTGAAATTCAAACACAGGAGCAATAATGAGAGCATATCAGGGAACATTTAAAAAGAAGAACGGGGAAGCACGACAGATGCGTTTTGTAAAGCTGTCAGATCTTCCAGAAGCAGTTTTGTCCAGTGTCGTCAAGGGCACAGGCCGCACGACCAATTTGGCCGAAGGCATGGAACTTGTATGGGACTTGGACACACACGGTTTTCGCATGTTTAATTGGAAAACAGTCTTGGACGACGTTGCCGAGATCGATGTTGAAAATCCTTTCGGACAGTGAAAAAAAGTCCTTGACAATAGGGTCAAGGCATGTTAAATTAACAATAGCAGATCGAGATATTTGTCGGTCTGACTTTAGGTAAAACCACAAAGGAGATTATATTATGGGTATTGACTTAAGTAAAATGCGTGACCGCCTAGCGGCAGTCCAAAACAAGGGTGGGGGAGACAACACGTTCTGGCGTCCTTCTGACGGGGAGCAATCGATTCGAATCGTTCCGACCGCAGATGGCGACCCCTTCAAGGATTATTGGTTCCACTATAATGTGGGAGATAATCGTGGATTTTTGTGTCCCAAGCGAAACTATGGGGATCATTGTCCAGTCTGCGAATTCGCATCACAGTTATGGCGAGAAGGTGCAGCTACGGATGATGCCGAAGCAAAGAAGATGGCAAAGGGCCTCTTTGCGCGTCAGCGATTCTTTAGTCCCGTTCTAGTACGGGGAGAAGAGGATTCTGGTGTTCGCGTTTGGGGATACGGCAAGACCGCATACGAGTCATTGCTTGGTCTCGTACTAAATCCTGAGTATGGCGACATTACCGACCCTGAAACCGGTACTGATCTTGTCCTTACTTATGGTAAGCCCGCTGGTGCTTCGTTCCCACAAACGAAGCTTACTCCACGCCGACGTTCATCTGCCCTGTGTGATGATGCTGTCGGTGGCGATGATCGCTGCGCGGAGTTGTTGGAGAATATCCCTGATTTCGACAACATCTTCGAACGTACATCTTCGGATGACGTGCAGTCGATGCTCGACGAGTACCTTTCTAACGAAAGTTCCGCAGAGGCTTCTTCCACTGAAAGCAGTCATTTCAATGCGACTAGCACAACAGATTCTGTTGATGCCGCATTCAACGAATTGATGAGTAGCTAACAGTGGGAATTCTATATGTGAAACGGAGACATGTACGGCGTCTCCCTAACGATGATGGTAGAGACGTAAATAGCTCGTAGTAGTCACACTTGGTAATGCAAGGATTCGCCGTTCGCATATAGAGCCGCAGGGAGGCATGGGCTCACAGATGCCTCACATTTTATACATTAACTAGTCGTAGGAGTTGCTAAAAGATGGCACGTACCAAAAAATCTAATGGTGCAGGAAAGTTGTCAATTTCTCAAATGAGAGATCTGATCAACAAGAAAGCGGGTATCGAGGTCGCACACAACCTCACAGAAGATAACCCGACAGAAGTTACAGACTGGATTTCTACAGGTTCCCGGTGGCTTGATTCAATCATTTGCCGTGGGAAGTTAGCAGGAGTTCCAGTAGGAAAGATTGTAGAGATTGCCGGTCTGGAAGCCACTGGTAAGTCTTACATGGCAGCACAAATTGCCGCCAACGCACAAAAGCAGGGAATCGACGTTATTTACTTTGATTCTGAGTCTGCTATTGATCCCGGCTTCCTTGAGAGGGCAGGCTGCGATCTAAACGGCCTCCTTTATGTTCAGGCGTCCTCAGTCGAGTTTGTACTGGAAACTATTGAAGAACTACTTGGTTCCAACGATAATCGCATGCTATTCGTGTGGGATTCTCTGGCCCTAACACCAGCTATTTCAGATGTCGAAGGCGACTTTAATCCTTTGTCATCGATGGCAGTAAAGGCTCGTATTCTGGCAAAGGGTATGTCTAAGTTGACTGTACCGATTGCAAACAAACAATGCACTTTCTTGGTTCTGAATCAGTTGAAAACTAATATTACACGTTCACCCTCAGAGGCATTGACCACACCCTATATTACGCCCGGTG